TTGTAGTTAACAGCGTACACTCTGACCTTGGCGGTGGCAGTACCAGAGACGGTACCAGAAGAGAGAACAAGTTGAAGAACAGCGTTATCAATTCTGGAGAAGTTGCAAGTACCAGATGGTTGGTGCTCTTCTGGGCGAAGGGCGAAGGAGTACACGTTGATACCTGTGGATGGGTGTCTGGTGTGGTGTTGGAATGGTTGGACAACATCGAAGTAAGATCCCTCACGCTCAGAGAATCTGTCTTGACCGTTAAGTTGAAGCTTAGCGGTAACAACAGGGTTCTCACCCCAACAGTGGAGGTCAAGAGCAGTCTCGGCAAGAACGAATGTTCCGGCATCAGAGACAGTGGATCCACCTGTGGTATCGAAACCAGAGAAGGCTGTGGTAGCACCAGCATTGGCAGCTCCAGCATCTTGGAAAAGACCAGAAGCATCAATGAAGGCAGCAGTACCAGAGACCTCATCAGGAGCACCAAAGGCGTGAACAGCGTTAGGAAGAGCATCGATGGCATCTGTGTAGTTGAATGGCTGAGCACCAAGGGCCTTGTAAAGGGTGGCACCACCAGTCAAAGAGGCACAGTAGTCAACGTTAGCATCTGGCTGAACAACCCAAACAAGCTCCTTGCAAGGGTGGTTGAAGTTAAGCTTGATCTTGTTGGAAGAAGAACCAACAGATTCATCACCAGTGAATTGAAGTTGCTCGAACAAGTACTCGTGTGGGTTTTGGGCCATCTTTCTACGTTCATCAGTATCAAGGAAGATATAGTCAACATAAAGAGAGGCAGCAACAAGAGATTGTTGGTAAGCAGTTGTGACTTGCTCAGATCCAGAGGCAGCAGTCAAAGACTTGACAGCCCACAAGCACTCACCAATAGGTCTCAAGTCAAGGTTGATCTTGACCTCGTGGTATTGAAGAGCAATCAATGGAAGAGCAAGTCCAGGGTTGCAGCAAAACCAGAACTTAAGAGGAATGTAAAGTGTGGTTTCTGGAAGAGCATCACGTGGGGCACAGACTTGGGCTGGTCCACCTGTGGCGGCACAAGGACCGTTGATCTTAGCGAATGTAGGATCAGTGATGTATGTAAGTTGTGTGGTGTTACCAATCATCTTGTGGTAACCCTTTTGTTGTTCAGAGGTCAAAGTAAGCTCATTCCAGATGTGCATCCAGTCACCATATTGACGGTCGATTCTTTGACCACCAATTTCGACCTCAACTTGGGCAACAAGTTGTTCTCCAGGGAAGTCCAACCAACGGGCATAGACATCTGTGCCCATATCTTGGTTAATCTCTGGAAGAGTAACTTGTAAGTATGTTCTGTAGGCAAGATCACCATTTCTGGAGATGGTACAGGACACACGCTTACCGAAGTCAGCTTGTCCGTTAAATGTTTGTTCAATAGACTCCATAGCGAAGTTTGTGTGTCTTCTGTAAGAAACCTTCCAGAAAGTGATTTCTGGAGTACCAGTAAGGAAAACGTCTTGGGCACCATAGGCCACTAATTGCATCAAAGCTCCTCCCATTTGAGTATAGTATTACTAAAGAAAAAAATTTCAGAGAATTTTAATTAATTAATTAATTATTTTTTCATATTCTTTCTTACAAATTCTTCTAAATATTCTTCTGTAAAGATTTTTGTCTCTCCATTATGCTTTTTGGTAAAAATAAAATCATTCTTCTTTTTTTTAACACGCCAACCGTCTTCTATTGCATTAAAAATGAACATCATTTTTTTATATTTAATGATATCTATTTTGTTGTGTTCCATAATATTATTAATAATAAAATTATATTATTTTTACATATTATTATTATTCAGAAAAGTAATATATAAAAAAAATATGTATTATTTATTATGAATGAAAAAAAATAAACATATACAAAATATCGATTCGACTCATAAAAGTTTTATAGATGAATTCAATATTGATAGTAATGAAATAATTCCAAAGCTAATAGAGGAACGAGAAAGTCTCAAAGAAAGAATTCATAAGCTAAAAGAGAACCAAATAGATGAATATATGGAATTAAAAGATGAAATTGCAAATATTAATAAAAAAATAAAGGAGCTGAAGAAAAAGAAGAAGAAGTACTTGATCGATAATTCTGAAATTTTATTTAATTATTTTGAAGACAAAAAGAATATATCAAGTGGCAATCAGAAAAATGTAAATGTATTGAATTCCTTTTTCAAAGTGAAAGTAGAAGAACAAGAAGAAAAGCAAGATGATACCAAAAACAATATAATCAATTATTGGAAAAATGTAAATAATGAAATCATTAATCCACAAGATTTTGTTCAATCAACAGATGTATGTACGTTTTGTAAAAATGGTGAAATGATTCCCCAAGAAGATGATGGTATACTTATTTGTAATAATAAACAATGTGGAAAATTTATAACACATATTGTTGATAATTCTAAACCGCTCAATAAAGAACCGCCACACGAAGTATCATATACTTCATATATAAGACTTAATCATTTTAAAGAAATATTATCACAATTCCAAGCAAAAGAAACTACACAAATACCAGATAATGTGATTGAAGACATTAAAAATAGATTGAAGAAAGAAAGAATTAAAAATGTTGCAGAAGAATTGAACTATGATAAAATGCGTGAAATATTGCGAAAACTGGGTTATAATAAATATTTTGAACATATTCAATATATAAATTCCATATTTGGAATTCGGCCACCAGTAATGAGTGAAGAGCTCCACGAAACTTTATGTGTTTTATTTATTGAGATTCAACAACCTTGGGCGATTCATTGTCCTGCAAACAGGACTAATTTCTTTAATTATACATATACACTATATCAATTATGTGTATTGTTAGATCAGACACAATATTTACCTTATATTCCATTAATGAAAGATCGTGAAAAGCAATTAGAACAAGATCAAATATGGAAAAAAGTTTGTGAAGAACTAGGATGGCATTATTTCCCAACCATTTAAACAATTAGTAATGAAAGAGAAAAATAAATATAATATATAATATGAGTATCCAAATAAATTACAAAGGTAATTTTGGTAATAAGATATTTGAATATTTTACTGCATTAATATATGCGAAAAAACATAACCTTTTATTAATCACCGCTCCGCCAAGTAATTTAAAATTATTTGAAATAAAATACGATTATTTTGATGAATTTAACGAAAAACTAGAAAAAATGACAATCGATGGTTCTCATTATAAGAATGATAATTTAGTATTTTATGGTAAAAAAAATTACATTTTTAATGATTTTTTTCAGAACGCAAATTATTTAAATGATAATTTTTATTATTTGGAAAAAATAGTAACTATTAAACCATATTGCCATAAAATTAATTATAATATTAATGATGACGATTTATTGTGCATTTTGAGGATGGGTGATTTCAAACACAATGATTTAACAAATGTTCACGAAGTAGTTCATCCCAGCTTTTTTTTACAAATAGCAAAAGAACATAATTATAAGAATTTATATTTTATGATTTATCCATTAGATGATCCTTGTATAAATAAATATTTATCATATTTTTCAGATTATAATGTAACAGTTTTAAAGGAAATTGAAGATGAATTGTTCTCTTATAATGTAGTAAATTACTTTAAAAATATTGCATATACAAACTCAACATTTCATTGGTGGCCTATATATTTTTGCAAAAACATTAAAGAAAAAACTATATACACATCAAAATTCATAGGATTTTTTGAAAAAGATGGTGAAATTGTTTGTCACGGAAAACATATAAAAGACTTAGCCAATATCAGGAATAATACAATAATAATGGATAATACATTCATTAAAATTTAGGATGCGTTTAAATGCACTAAAAACGATAATAATAATATTTTAATATTTTAATATTATTATTTTTTCATTATTTTTCTTGTGCGTGTTTTTTTATTCATCTTTCTACCTTTTCTTGTACGTTTTTTATTCTTGCCACCAACAAAACCTAGGACAGGCGTGGGAGAGAGTTTGAATTCTTCAAAGGAGTTTATTAATGTTTGTATAGGTAATTTTAATGCTCCTTTTTGTGTATATATGTAATCATCAATATTCTGTTCAATGGAGTTGGATATTGCCCTCACATTATCTTGGGTGAAAATATTTAAATCTTTGAATATATGTGCCAATTGTAAATAATTTTTAAAAAAAAATATTCTATTTTGATATTTTTCTTCTTTTGTTGATTCTTTAAAATTTCCTTTATTATCCATTATATTATGAATAAAAACATATTCACAAATATTCTTATCTATCATATCTTTTCCTGCCAATAAATCACCTTGACCATTATCACCTATAAAAATTAATTTAAATTCCGGAAATAAAGATTTATATTCTCCGCATCTTCGAGCTTTTATATTTCCGTACATTTCAAATCTGTTTTGGTTCTGTTTTGATGAAAAAACAGCTCCTATTGTTGAAGCTTGTTTGAATTTACTCTCTTCTCCTTGAATAAATCCATAATCTTCACCAATAATAGATTTCAATGCATCATTGTCTAATTTTAGAGTTTTTGCAAACCCAGGAGTTGCAGATAATATAGTTGTATAATTTTTATCTATGTCGTGAAGAGTGTCATAAAATTGTTTATAAAACTCTTTAACGCCTGGATAAGATTCTTTTTTTTTCCAAGAATAATCATCACCAGCTATTCCACCTGGATGAGCAAATAATGTATCGTCAATATCTGTTAAAATATGAAAACATTCTGTGTCTTTTTTTTGCTTGAACTTTTCTAACAAATCTTGACGTATTGTTATGTCTGCTAATAAATCACCTTTGCGATTATAAAAAATTTCACGTAAATCACATCCATAATCACTTGCAGTTTTCAATGGCATATAAGTACAGCTAATTT